AAACCTTTAGTCACTCAAATGCCAAGTTCAGTACCAACAAGATGGGTTCACAAATAATATGGCTTATACAAGAGATGATGCTTACGAAACACATAAAGATTACAAAGAAAACGTAAATCTTTGGGAATATTTTATAAGATCATACAATGGCGGTTATGATTATACTATCGGTCAATATTTGAACAGATACAATCTTGAACTAGATAACGAATATAATCAAAGACTCGGTAACACACCATGCGATAACCATTGTAAAAATATAATTCAAATTTATTCATCTTTTTTATTTAGAGTAAAAGCTTCAAGAGATTTTGGTTCTATGGCTGATGAGCCTAGTTTAGAATCATTCTTAAAAGATGCAGACTTAGAGGGTAACAACTTTAACTCTGTAATGAAACAGGCTCAAAACTATGCGGCTATCTATGGTCATACTTTTTTAGTATTAGATAAACCAGCTATACAAACTAGAACAAGAGCAGAAGAACTTAATCAAGAAATAAGACCATATATTTCAATCGTTACACCTGAGAATGTTTTAGATTGGAATTTCAAAAGAGAAGTAAATGGTAAATATTATTTAGACTATCTAAAAGTTAGAGAAGAAGTAGATAAAGATGGCGGTACATATTTTAGGTTATGGTTTCCTGATCGAATAGAAACAATTTATTCAAAAGATGATAGATCAGACCCAACCACAATAGATACTGTCGATAATCTGATTGGCAAAATACCAGCAGTTATTTTATACAATTCCAAATCGCACAAAAGGGGGATTGGTCAATCAGACCTACAAGACATAGCTGATTTGCAAAAAAGTATATACAATGAATTATCTGAGATTGAACAATTAATTAGATTAACAAACCACCCATCATTAGTAAAAACTCCAAGTGTCAATGCAAGTGCTGGTGCTGGTGCAGTTATTGAAATGCCAGATGAAATGGACTCAAACCTAAAACCATATTTACTTCAACCATCAGGTCAAAATCTAAATGGTCTGATGGACTCAATAAATCACAAAGTAGATGCAATAAATAGGATTGCACATACAGGAGCAGTAAGAACTACAAAACAACAAGTATCATCTGGAATAGCTTTGCAAACAGAGTTTGAATTACTTAATGCAAGACTATCAGAAAAAGCAGACAATTTAGAAATAGCAGAAGAACAATTATTTAGATGTTATGCTATGTTCCAAAATACAACATTTGATGGTGAAATAAATTACCCAGATAGTTTTAATATTAGAGATTATGCTTCTGATTTGATTTACTTCCAACAAGCAAAAGCTATGTCTATTGGTTCACCTACATTTAACAAAGAAGTAGATAAAGAGATTGCAAGAGCAGTTGTAGATGATGATGAAAAACTAAATGAAATATTTGACGAGATAGATTCACAAGCAGAAGTTGGTCAATTTACACAAGATGAAGTACAAGAAGAAACAGTAGAAGAAGAAGCAGTATAGATGAATGTCAGATATAGTAAAAGACCTAACAGAATACAGAATTAGAGGTATTGAAAAAGCTGAGATTGAATTTTACGAAGCACTTACAAGAACATTAGATAGAATAGAAGATCAAGTTATCTCATTAGCAAGTAAAGAACTACCTACACAAGCTGGACAACTTATGCAGTTGCAAAGTGCTGTAGCTTTACGACCAAAAATAAAATCAATATTAGATAAGGAATATCTACCTTTCGCAGACAGAGTTGTAAGAAAAGGATTTGGAGAACAAGCAAAAAGAGTTGAAAGACAATTTAAAACTCTTGGTATTATTCCACCAGAATTTCAAGAACTTACTAAATCAGATTTATCTCTTATTAAAAATTTAAAACAACAATATTTCACACAATTTAAAGATGTTTCAAATAACTTTACAAGAATATTATCAGATAAAGTTTATCAAAATACATTAGTTGGTAATTCGTTTGTAGAACTTGAAGAAGAATTAAGACAATCCATAAATGGTATATATTCAACTTCAAATGACCCAGCAGTAAATAGATTAGTAAATTATGTAAAAAGAAATCAAGATAATCCATTATTGAAAGCAAGAGTAGATTCAGCAATAAAATTATTACAAAGCAAATATGCAAGAACAAGAACAGGAGAGAACATGAGAAGATATGCTGGTCAGATACTTAATGATTCTCTTAGAGATTTTGATGCCGCACTAAATTTAAATAAAGCTAAAGATGCTGGATTAAAGTTTGTAAAATATTATGGTGATGTAATAGGAACGACCAGAGATTTATGTAGAAGAATGATAAATGGAGATTTGAATAAAAGAAAAAATGGAGTTTTTTCAATAGACGAAATAAAACAAATCTGGAGAAGCAGAACATGGTCAGGTAAAAAATCTGGTAATCCATTAACAGTTAGAGGTGGATATAATTGCAGACATCAATTTAGTTATGTAAATCCTGATTGGTATGAGGAAGATGGCGAAGAATCTGAGATACTAAAACCAATAAAAAAACCAACAATATCGAAAACTGTTTTAGCTACTTCATTAGCTAGACAAATAAAAATAAAAGATATGAAGATTGAAAAAACATCTATTAACCAAACAAATCTACAAAGAACAATATCTGAAAGTGCGAAAGATAAAAGATATTTAACTTATACACGATTTGGACAAACACTTCCTTTATCAAGGTATAATACAAGCGGAGTAGGAACAGTAAATTTAAGAGGAATGTCTGATAAAGCAAGTTCAATGATAGCAACAGTTGTAAAAGAGTTAAACGAGTTAGCAGATAAATATAATGTTCCAAGAATTAGAGAGATAACTGCATCAAGAAGAATGAGAGCAATAGCTTCAATGGGTGATGGAATGATGAATGTAAATCCAAAATATTTTGAAAATGTTTTAAATGCTAAAGTTGCTACAAATATGATTAAAGAAGATAATTTATCAAACTTTAAATTAGGAACTGATGTTTCAAAAGAAATAGTAAAATATCCAAGAAGATTAACATTAGAGGAATATAGAAGAATAAAAGCGACACATCTTAGACCACATAATGCTTTTAACTATTTTACAGATGAATTGGATAAAGTAAGAAATATCTTGTACCACGAATTTGGACATCAAATACATCAAATGAGATTTATCGAAAAAGCAGATGTAATTAAAGAGTATCTTGAATCACAATACACTTTTGTGTCACCTATAGAAAAAAAATTGGCTTCTATTAGAATAAAAGGTACAAGTTCAACAAGATATTCAGAAACAAACACAAAAGAATGGTTTGCAGAGAATTTTTCTTTATATGCTATGGACAAAAAGGATTTAGTTGACCCTAATTTTATTAAATTTTTTGAAAGTGAGGTAATGTAATGACAACACAATTATTAGCAGAAGCACAAGAAATAGTTGATAAAAAAGATTTATCTGTTGATGACTACAATAGATTTTTAGAAATAGGTAATCTTATTGAAGATAATGAACTATTGTTTTTTTATGATAATTTAGATGAAGCATTTTCATTAAGACTACCTGAGATAGCAGAAAAAGTGGGAAGTTATTCGTTTGTTCAAGAGCAATTTTGACAATTTGATTTTTTGTTGATAAATCAACAGTATTAACAATAGGAGAAAATATGTCAGAAGACAAACAGGTTAATCAACCGCAAAATGATGTTCAGGAAGCTGAAGTTAAACAAACTCAAACTGACGAAAAACCAACAGCAAGTTTCAATCAAGAAGATGTTGATAGAATAGTCAAACAAAGACTTGAAGCTGAAAAAGCAAAACATCAAAGAATGTTAGATGAAACAAAGAAAAAAGAAGAAGAAATCTTAAAAGAAAAGCAAATACAAGAAGCTAAAACAAAAGCTGATCTTGAAAATCTTATGAAAGCTAGAATAGCTGAAAAAGACAAAGAGTTAGCTGATTGGAAAAGCAAAGTAAAAACTATCAATGTAGATAATAGTATTTTATCATTGGCTTCAAAGAACAATGCTATAGCACCAGATCAAGTAGTTTCTTTATTAAAAAACGAAGTAAATTATAATGATGATGGTAGAGTAGAAATACTTGATAATAATAAGAACATAAGATACAACCCAAAAGGTGAACTACTTACTATTGAAGATCGAGTAAAAGAGTTTTTAGATGCTAACCCACATTTCCGAAAAGGGTCTTTGTCTGGAACAGGTAGCCAGAGTAGTGTCGAGGGTAAAACTGTAAAACCATTTAACATTCAGGACTTAGACATGAGCAAGGCGGAAGATCGTCAAAAGTATGCAGAGTATCGCAAACAAAGAGATTCCAGACCTACTCAAATAAATTTAACAAACAAATAAATAGAGGAAAAACAAAATGGCAAACGAAAGCACAAGTTCTACACTCTCGGAATTATACACAGAGATTGTAGCAGAGGCATTATTCGTAGCTAGTGAGCAATCAATTATGCGACCGCTAGTACGAAACTATGCAGTAACAGGTGGCGGAAAGTCAGTTGAAGTTCCAATTTACTCTGCTGTATCTGCGGCGGCTGTATCGGAAGCATCTGATTTATCTAACACAGCAATCAATCCAACTTCAGTAACAATCACTTGTTCTGAAAATGGAATAATGACAACTTTAACTGATCTAGGAAGAAATGCGGCTCCAAGAAATGTAGCGGCTGATATTGGTAGATTATTTGGAGAAGCGATTGCAAAAAAAATAGACACAGACTTAACAGCTTTATTCGGTGGTTTCTCAACAACTGTCGGTTCAGCTTCTACAGCTATGTCTGCGGCATTGATATTCCAAGCAGTAGCTAAATTAAGAGCGGCTGGTGTTTCAGGAGATGGTCTTAATGCTGTAATCCACCCACAAGTAGCATTTGATTTAAAATCAGGTCTTACAAATACATTTGCTAACCCTAATCCTGGTGTTGGTAATGAGATTCTAAGATCAAGCTTAGTAGGTCAAATCGCTGGTGTAAATATATTTGAAACTTCAAATATGGCGGACTCATCAGGTAATAATCCAGGTACTACAGGAGATTACAAAGGTGCAGTATTTAATCAAGATGCTTTAGGACTAGCTATGATGCAAGACTTAAAAATCGAAACTCAAAGAGATGCTTCTCTAAGAGCAGACGAGATTGTTGCAACAGCAGTTTATGGTGTCGGTGAATTAAATGATGCTAATGGTGTTGAAGTCGAGTCAGACTCATCAATCCAATAATAGGATAACTATAAGGGCGAGAAATCGCCCTTATATTAACTAGGAGAAAAATTATGGAAGAAATGATTAAACTTACAAATGGAAAGAAAACTATAATTAGATCAAAAATTCAATACGAAGCAAATGTAGCACACTTTAAAATGAGAGGATTTACTCCTTTAGACGAAGTAAAAAAAGAAATTAAAAAGGCGACTTTAAAAGATATTGCTGATAAAGTTGTGCAACTCAAACCAAAGAAAAAAAAAGCGAGGAAGAAAAAATGAAAAACTATAAAAAATATTGGAAAATTGTAAAAGATAATCCAAAAGTTGCTATGGGTGTTATCATAGTTCTTGCGATAATTATTTCATGGGTATCGTAATATGGCAAACTTTACAGGTGCAAATGTAATAACAGCTAGTGATGTAACTAAATATCAACCAGATGTTTTTGATTTTGGTATTGCATCAGGCTCTACAGAAGCAACAAATTATTTTGCACAAACTACAAATGATATTTTAAGACAGCTTAGAATAGAATGGTTTCCAACTTACAAAACAAATGTCTATACAGATATTACAGTTTTAAATACTGTAGAGATGGAAAACACAAAAGTAAATTTAGATCAGTTTGAGAGGGCTGGTGTATATTTATTTCTTGGTAGATTTCTTTTACCAGCATTAACAAAATTTAGACCTGAAGCTGACAAAGATAGATTTGAAAGAATGGGTGAATATTATATGTCAGAATATAACAAAGAGTTCAGAGCAATACTTGAAGATGGTGTTGAATATGACTCTACAGCAGATGGCTCTATAGTTTCAAATGAAAGAGAACCTTTACATGGTTTAAGAAGATTGAATAGATAATGGCTGTCAATCTAAATATCAAAACAAACTCTAAAGAAATTTCTGCAAAATTTAAAAAGTTTGGTTCTGTATTACCAAGAATAATTGATAAAGGTGTAAAACAAGCTGGTTTTCAATTAGTTGATAGAATTAGAAGCCAAACACAAAAAGGTATTGATTTTAAAGATAGAAGATTTGCACCATATTCAGAGGGCTATATTAAAAGATTGCAGAGTGAAGATAGACCAACAGCAGTAGATTTAATTTATGATAATAGAATGTTGGGTGCTTTAACTCCATCAATGGTTAAGAAAACAGGAAAGCATAAAGTAACATTAGCTTTTACAAGAAAAGAGGAAATTGATAAGGCTTTTTTTAATCAAGTAACCAATGAACCACAAAGAGAATTTTTTGGCTTTAATACTAAAACAGAAAAGATTATAAACAAAGCCTTTAATAAATTTGTCGAAAAAGAATTACGAAACTTTAAATTATGAGTACAAGAGAAAATATTGCATCAAATATATTATCTACCATTTCTGGTATATCTAGCCCAAGTATAAAAAAAGCTACAAGGCAACCATTTCAATTAGATGAATTATCTGACAAACAATATCCAGCAGTTATAGTTCAAACATCAGAAGAAACTAGAGAAGATCAAGAAATAGGTTCAGGTGCAAAAACAAGGATTGGTACGATAGACTTTTTAGTTCTTGGATTTGTAAAAGGTGCAGAAGTTAATATTGATACAAAAAGGAATCAGTTAATAACAGCTATTGAAACAGAACTAGAATCTGATATTACTCGATCAGGTAATGCACTTGATACAGAAGTTATTCAGGTTGAAACTGACGAGGGAACATTATTTCCGATAGGTGGTATTAGAATGACGATTAGGTGTATTTACGAATTTGAAGCTGGTACACCATAGGAGATAATATGAACAAAGATAAAATAATAGACAAGATAGAAAAGAAAATAGATAGCATTGAAAAGTTACATGACAAGGAATCATTGATGTGTGAAGAAGTCAAAGATTTACTTGCAGAACTTAGAGATGAAGAAGATGACTCATTTGAAGATGATGAAGAATTTGAAGATGACGAACAAGAAGAAATTGACGAAGAAGAAGAAAACTAATATAACAATTTAATCAAAGGAGAATAAAAAATGGCAGTACATCATGGTAAAGAGGGTGAAGTAACAGTAGGTGGTTCAGCAGTTGGTGAACTTGTTTCATTCACTTTAGAAACTACAGGAGATGTTGTTGAAAGTACAAAAATGGCTGATGCCGCTAAAACTTTTGTTGCTGGTAGAACATCATTCTCTGGTACTTTAGAAATGCACTTTGACGAAGCAGATAGTGTTCAAACACAATTAACTGCTGGTGCAAGTATAACTTTTAAATTATTACCAGAGGGCGGTTCAACAGGTGACAGAAAATTTGAGGGTGCAAGTGTTATTACAGGAATGTCAGTATCACAACCTTTAGATGGAATAGTTGCTAGATCAGTTACTTTTCAAGGAACAGGTGCTTTAACAATAGGAACTGAATAATATTAATTTATGTCAATAATAGACAGAGCCAAATCTCATTTTGAGAGCATAGGTGTCCAATCTATTGAAGTTCCAGAATGGAAAGATGAAGATGGCAAAGCAAGTGTCATCTATTGGAATCCTATAAATCTATTTGAAAAGAATAAGCTATTTAAAAAATCAGAAAATCTATCTGATGTAAGTATCTTAGCTGACATAGTGGTTATGAAAGCTTTAGACAAAGATGGTAAAAAGATTTTTAAATTAGATGATAAAATGGATTTGATGACCAAAGTAGATTCAGATGTGTTATCGAGGATAGCTACAGCTATGATACAAGTTGCTACTCCTGAAGAAGTAAAAAAAAACTAATATTTAATCCTGAATTAAAAAATTTACTTATAGTCGCTGATAGGTTAAACATAACTTTATCTGAACTTCTAAAAATGGAAGTTTGGGAATATAATCATTGGGTAGCTTATTTTATGCTTCAAAAAGACGAGCAAGAAAAATCTACACCAAAAGGTAAATACTAATGGCTCAAAATCTAAAGATAAATATTCTTGCACAAGATAAAACAAAACAAGCTTTAAATTCTGTTAAAGGTGGACTTGCAAGAGTAAAGTCTGCTGTATTTAGTTTGCAAACAGCTTTTGTAGGTTTAGGTGCTGGATTAGTAATTAAAAATTTAGTTGGTACAGGTAGAGAGCTAGAAAACCTAAGAGTAAGATTAAAGTTTTTACTTAAAAATACAAACGAGGGTGCAAAAGCTTTTGACAACATGGTCAAGTTTGCATCTAAAGTACCTTTTTCATTAGAAGAAATACAATCAGGTTCAGGAATACTAGCAACAGTTACAGATAATGCAGATGATCTTCAAAAGATGTTGGAGATTACAGGAAATGTTGCGGCAACCACAGGATTAGATTTTAGAACTGCGGCTGAACAAATACAAAGATCGTTTAGTGCTGGTATTGGTGCGGCTGATCTTTTTAGAGAAAAAGGTGTAAGAAATATGCTCGGCTTCAAAGCTGGAGCAACAGTTTCCATAGAAGATACAGTAGCGGCTTTTGAAAGAGTATTTGGTAGAGGTGGTAGATTTGGTAATTCAACAGATGAACTAGCAAAAACATTTGAGGGTACTCTCTCAATGATTGGCGATAAAATATTTAACTTTAAAAAAGTTTTACTTGAAGCTGGTTTCTTTGAAGAACTTAAAAAACAATTTGGAGATTTAGATAAGTTTTTAGCAGATAACGCAGAAGAATTAGACAAGATAGCAACAACTGTTGGAAAAAATTTAGCACAAGGTTTGGCTGGTGCAGTTGAAATAGGTAGAAGTTTAATTCCAACATTAAAAAAAATAGGAGAGGGATTAGTAAGTATTAAAGATGGGTTTATGTCCTTACCTGAATTTGTAAGAGAAGCTGGAATTATTGCGGCTTTTTTATTTGGAAAAAAAGGTATTGCGGCTGTAGCTGGTATAAGTTTTCTAATAGATAAAGTAAATGATTTTGTAAAAAATACAAAAATTGAAACAGGTCTTTTTGATCTTAATAATATGGAAGATGTAAAATTAAGATTAGAAGCGGTAAATGAATTGTTAAAAAAACAAAAACAAATGCAAGCAGAAACTCAGATTCTTTCTGGTGGTAAAGTTGAAATAGCAAAAGGAGAATTAATTCTTAAAGATGAATTATTTGATGGTCTTAGAAAAGAAAGAGATGAACTTTTAAAAATTTTAATGAATCAAAAAGAAATAACACAAGAAAAAAAATTTCAAATAACAGAAGTTAAAAATATACATGAAGCACACATAAGCACATTAAAAGTAGAAAAAGAAAAAACTAAAGAAATTAAAAAACAAAAACAAGAAATAAAAAATATACACGAAGCACATTTAAGACATAAAAAAAATGTTGAAGCAGAAAATTCTTTAAGAATTGAAATCCATGAAAGAATAAAACAACAAAATGAAGAATTTAGTTTAGCTAATGAAATGGCAAATGGAATTTTAAATGCAACACAATCATTTTCAAGGGTTTTAGCAGAATCACTTATTTTAGGAAAAGATTTAGTAAAAAACTTTAAAGAATTAGCACAAAGAATATTAGTTGATATTCTTGCAACAACTATAAATATTATTATTTCAAGAAAAATTGAAGATATTTTATTAGATAAAGGAATAATAAAAGAGAGAACAAGATTAAATTTAATGCAACAACAAGAATCGTCATTACAAAGACAAATAGCACTTCAAGCTATTGCTAGTGTAGGTTCATTTTTTGGAATACCATTTAAAAATAAAGGTGGCTCTGTTAGAAAAGGTCAGCCTGTTGTAGTTGGTGATAGTGCTTCAGGAAAAGGTGGTGAATTATTTGTGCCTAATTCATCTGGTCAGATCATTCCAAATTCAAGACTTGATTCTATGGGTGGTGGAGTAAATGTTAATTTTAATATAAGTACAGTTGATGCTTCAGGTTTTGAAGAATTACTTGTAAGATCAAGAGGAACAATAACACAATTAATAAACAACGCAGTAAATGAAAAAGGGAGAAGTAGTATAATCTAATGGCTGGTGCATTTCCAATATCTTCTGCTGGTTTTTCGACTCTTGGTATTCGTAGCATACAGAATACAATTATTTCAAAATCACAATCAGGTAAGAAACTTGCAAGACAAATAGATGGTCAAAGATTTGCTTTTACTGCACAAATAATTACAGGAAAAAGGTCTGACATTTATGGCGAACTTATGGCATTTATTATCAAACAAAGATCACAAAAAGAAAACTTTACAATAATACCGCCAGAAATAGAAGATGCTAGAGGAGTTGAAACAGGAACACTTGCTGTTAATGGAAGTCACACAGTTGGAGATACTACTATTGCTATTGATGGATTTGCGGCTGACACAGCAAACAGATTGAGGGCTGGTGATTTTATAAAATTTAATGGACACACAAAAGTCTATATGGTTGTTGCAGATGTAACAAGTTCTTCAGGTGCGGCTACTGTCACAATAGAACCACCATTAACTACAGCGTTGTCAGATGACGAAACTGTACTTTATGACAATATTCCTTTTACAGTGCATCTTACAAATGATGTTCAAGAGTTTGGTGCTGTAAGTGCTGACAAAGATGGGAATGTTCTTTATCAATTTGAATTAGATGTAGAAGAAGCTTTGTAATGAAGTATAAAGTCACTTATTGGCTTAATGCTGATTTTACTGCTGAAGAAATTATTGACGAAGAAAATATTAATTTTAAAACAAATGATCTTGGACAATATAATCAGCCTACCAAAAATGCTAAATATAAGGTATTAGATACTATTAAAATAAACAGAACAAGTTACGAGAAATATGACGAGAAGCCTAACATCATCAATAAAGACAGAACTAGCGACAAATGATATTAGACCTGTCCACCTTATCACTATTGGGTTCGGTACTCCTGTTAATATTACTGATTGTTCTTTTTCACTAACATCATCAGTTTCAGGAAGTTCAGTTACATATAATGCAAGTGATTTTATTATGGGTGTTTCTGATTTTACAGAAGAAACAGATGTAAATTTATCTCCAATATCAATAACACTTTCAGGTGCAGATCAAACATTTATTTCAACAGTTTTAAATGAAAATATTATTACAGATACAGTTACAATATTTAGAGGATTTTTAGATGATAATAGTGCTTTGATAGCTGACCCTTTTTTACTTTACAAAGGCACTATAGATAATTTTGCAATACAAGAAACAGATACAGCTAGTTCAGTAAGTTTAGATATTGTTTCTCATTGGGCTGACTTTGAAAAAAAATCAGGTCGTAAAACTAACAACACATCACAACAAAGATTTTTTAGTACAGATGTTGGTATGGATTTTTCAAGTCAAACAGTACAAGATATTAAATGGGGTAGAGCATAATGGGATTGAAAAAAGTATTTAAAGCAATAACAAGACCTGTAAAAAAAGTATTCAAAGCTTTTACAAAAATTGTAATGAAAGCCATATCATGGTTAATACCAACACCTGATATACCTGATTTTGGTGTAGGTGAATTTGATGATTTTGAACGAGGAATATTACTTAATAAACAAAGTAATGATGCTGCTATTCCTGTTGTTTATGGTGAAAGACTAATTGGTGGTGTTCGAGTTTTTTTAGAGAGTTCTGGAACAGATAACGAGTTTTTATATATGGCTCTTGTTATGTGTGAGGGTGAAATAAACTCAATACAAGAAATAAGAGTTGATGACAAAGTAGTAACATTTAGTGGTTCTCTTACAGATAATACACAAAGAACAGTAGCGAGTTCAGATAGTAATTTTTATAAAGATGGTGTTAGTTACATCACAATCGAGCCACATTTTGGTACAGATAGTCAAAGTGCATCTAGTCTGTTATCAACATTATCAAGTTGGACAAGTAATCATAAATTATCTGGTATTGCTTATCTTGCTTTAAAGTTTAAATGGAATCAAGATATTTTTGGTTCAATCCCAAAAGTACAAGCTAAGATACAAGGAAAAAAAATAGTTACATTAAATTCTAGTTTAGTTGAATCAAGTGCAACATATTCTACAAATCCAGCATTTTGTATTTTAGATTATCTTAGAAATGAAAGATATGGAAAAGGAATACCAACTGCTGATATTGATCTACAAAGTTTTTATGATGCTTCACAAGTTTGTGTTACTCAGGTTACTCCCTTTTCAGGTGGCTCACAAATAAATCTTTTTGACACAAATGCAGTTTTAGATACATCAAAAAAAGTCATTTCTAACCTGAGAGAGTTAATTACAGGGTGCAGAGGTTTTTTACCTTATGCTGGTGGTAAATATAAATTAGTTATTGAAACAACAGGTTCAGCTTCAATTACACTTACTGAAGATGATATTATTGGTGGTTACAGTTTATCTTCTCCAAGTAAAAATGATAGATACAATAGGGTTATAGTTTCTTTTATAAATCCAGATAGAAACTTCCAAGCAGATGAAGTTCAGTTTCCACCTATTGATGACTCAGGATTAGATGTTGCAGATAGACACGCAACTCTTAAAACTGCTGATGGTGGTTTTTTGCTAGAGGGTAGATTTTCCATGAAGTCATTGACTTCACCCTACCAGAGTGAGGAGATGGCTGAAATAATTCTCAGAAGATCAAGAGAAGCTTTACAGTTATCAATTAATGTAGGCTTTGATGCTTATGATTTAGTTATTGGAGATATAGTAAATATAACTCATGCTTCACTAGGTTTTTCAGCAAAACCATTTAGGGTTATGTCTTTGACTTTTAATGAAGATTTTACGATAGAATTAAATTTAGTAGAATATCAAGGAAGTCATTATACATTTGCACCAAAAGCACAACAAACAACAACACCATCTACAAATCTTCCAAATCCATTTGTAATACAGCCACCAGCAAGTGTTACTTTATCAGATACTCTAGTTGAGTATAATGATGGAACAGTTATTGTTGCATTAGATGTAACTATCGGTGCTTCTCCTGATAGTTTTGTAGATTTCTACCAAGTAGAATATAAATTAAGTACAGATTCAAATTTTATAATAGGTTCAAGAGGTTCATCATTAAATCATAGAATATTAAATGTAATTGACCAAAAAGTGTATGATGTAAGAGTAAAAGCTGTAAATACACAAGGAGTTAGTTCATCTTTTGTAACAGCACAAAGAACTATTGTAGGTGCGATTGCACCACCATCAGATGTTGAAAACTTTACTTGTAATGTTTCAGGGCAAGATGCACATTTATCTTATGATGCTGTACCAGATTTAGATTTAGCATTTTATCAAATAAGATTTTCTTCAAAAACTGATGGAACTGCTGAGTGGTTAAACTCTGTTAATCTTGTAACAAAAGTATCAAGACCAGCAACTTCAATTACTGTACCAGCAAGAGTAGGAACTTACCTGATAAAAGCTGTAGATAAATTAGGTAACTTTAGTTCAAATGCAACAGCAGTAATATCAACTGTTGCTGGATTACAAAACTTTAATACTGTTACTACTATTAACGAACACCCTACATTTTCTGGAACTAAAAATGATGTCGTTATATCAGATGATGCAATAATACTAGACTCAAGTGAATTGTTTGATTCTGCCTCTGGATTGTTCGATGCAGAAACCACAAGATTTTTTGATTCAGGTGTATCTAATGCAGACTTTAAATCTACAGGAAACTATGAGTTTGCTAATGTAGTTGATATTGGTGCAAAACATACTGTTAGAGTAACAGCATCATTAACACAAACAGCTAGAAATCCTGATGATTTATTTGATAATCGTTCGGGGGATTTCGACAGCGGAAAATCGAATTTTGACGGAGATGCACCAGCAAACTCAGATGCACATTTAGAAATTGCTACATCAGATGATAATGTTACTTTTACATCTTTTCAAACATTTGTCATAGGAAACTACACAGCTAGATTTTTGAAATTTAGACTCGTTTTAACTTCAAGCGATTTAGCTTCTACTGCTGTTGTATCAGAAGCCACAGTTACAGTTGATATGCCTGATAGAATACAAAGCGATAATGATATTGTTTCAGGAACATCAACAAAAACTGTTACATTTTCTTCACCATTTAAGAGTACAAGTTACGCAGTAGGTATAACAATGGAAGATGCTAATACAGGAGATTTCTTTACAGTTTCAAATAAAACTGTTAATAGTTTTGACGTTTTGTTTAAAAATTCAAGTGGTTCAAATATTTCAAGAACTTTTGATTTTATTGCAAAAGGATTTTAAAAGGAGTATAAATTGATATGTCACAAGCTTCAGATTTCACAATTTCAAATCAGTCTTTTCCAAATTTCAGGACTGATCTCAATACAGTTTTAGGAGCAATAAATTCTTCTAACTCAGGTACATCAAGACCTAGTTCTGCAACAACAGGCACATTCTGGCTTGATACTTCTAGTTCAGGGTCAAATTTATTAATACTTAAATTTTTTGATGGTTCAGATGATATTACATTTGCTACATTCAATACATCATCAAATACAGTTGATGTTTCTGACTCAGCTTCAGACCTTGTAGGAGATACAACTCCACAATTAGGCGGTAATTTAGACACAAATTCATCTAATATTCAATTTGATGATGCACACGGAATAACTGATGATTCAGATAATGAACAACTTATATTTCAAAAAACATCAAGTGCAGTTAATTTCTTAGAAATTACAAATCAAGCAACAGGAAGCAACCCTAGTTTATCTGCAAATGGAAGTGATACAAATGTCGGTTTAGAATTTTCTACAAAAGGAACAGGAGCAATAAAATTTAATGATCTAGCTTATGTACCACAACAAGCATTAACTTCTTCATCAAATGCTGTTGCATGGGATACACAAGCAAAGCCAAACGCATATCACCTAACAACAGAAAATACTACTTTTGCGGCTCCAACTAATTCTGTTGAGGGTTCATTTATTTGTCTTGAAATAAATTATAATGGTTCACACACGATTGCTTTCAACACAGCTTTTGAATTTGCGGCATCAACAGCACCAACATTTACTTCAACAGATGGTAAAACAGATATTTTAGTTTTTAAATATAATGGTTCTGTCTGGCAAGAGGTAGGAAGAACACTTAATTTAAGTGAGAGTTAAAATATGTACGCATTAGTTAAAGACGATAATATTGAAAAAATAATTAATAATCCAAAAGCTATGATTATTGATGATGTGCAATATCCAGCAAAGATTTTTCAATTATGGTCGTCTTCTGAATTAAATGCAATAGGTATATATGAAGTTATAACTGATACATCTAATTTTAAAGATGAATATTATTACATAAATACTAATGAACAATTTGATTATTCAGACAATCAAGTTACAAGATCATGGGGTACTGCTACACCAAAAAGATTAGAAGATGAAGATGCTGTAGATAAAAATGGCGATCCTGTTTTAGATGATGATGGCAACCAAATAATTAATTATGGCTTAAAAACTGAAAAGAAAAGAATCGTAAAACAACAAGCATCAGGATTACTTGCACCTACAGATTGGTATGTAGTAAAAGCAACAGAAGTTGCAGAATATAATGTTCCTGAAAACATCACATCATTTAGAGCAGAAGTAAGAGCAAAATCAAATGAGATGGAAACTCAAATAGATGCTTGTACTACTGTTGATGAACTTAAAGAATTATATGAATACACAAGACAAGAAGATGGAACAATAACAAGACCTTTAGCAGAATTTCCTAAGGAGATTTAATGTTACCAACTATTTCAACAGGAAACGTAGCATCTGCACTAGCTGGAGAATATGAAGTAGCTAACTCATTAAGATTTAATAGTGGAAGTAGTGATTATTTAAGCAGAACTTATAGTAGTGATGGAAATCAAAAAACTTGGACTTTTAGTGCTTGGTTAAAAAGATCATATTTAGGTAGCACAGGAAATTTAATATTTTCTTATCAAGACCCATCATCAACTGCAAGATCAGATATTAGTTGGGCAAATGATAAATTGTATGTTAGTTGGAATCCAACAGGGAGTAGTTGGTTTTATGCAAATAGTAGTCCTACAAGAATGTTTAGAGATGTTTCAGCTTGGTATCATCTTGTTGTTGCCTGTGATACAACACAAGCTACAGACACAAACAGATTAAAAATTTATATAAATGGTGTGCAAGTTGGGTCAGATACACATAATACTTATCCATCTCAAGACCAAGATACAGGATTTAATAAAACAGGGTATGTTCATGAAATAGGTAGGTATGCTCATTCTGGTAGTCCACATTTTGATGGCTATATGGCAGAAGTAGTTATGATTGATGGCACAGCACTAGACCCAACATCATTTGGAGAGTTTGATTCTGATAGTCCTAATATATGGAAACCAATAGATGTATCAGGTTTAACATTTGGTACAAATGGATTTTATTTAGACTTTGAAAACTCTAGTAGTCTAGGTGCAGATGTATCAGGACAAGGAAATAACTTTACTGTAAATAATTTAACATCTATTGATCAAACTACTGATACTTGTACTAATAATTTTGCAACTATGAATCCTTTAGCACCAGCAAATATTTCATCTGCAACTGAGGGTAATTTAAAAATATTACAAAGTTCATCTGGTGGTTCTGTTATTTCTACATTTGGTTTTAGTAGTGGAAAATGGTATTGGGAAGTTAAATTAGATAGCCAGGTTAATTATACACAATTAGCTGGAGTTATAAAAGAAAGCAAAATGGAATCAGCACTTTTAACAAGTTTTAATGTGGGTGCTAATGATGGTGGTTGGGGATATTTTTTACAGGGTAATACAGATAATGGAAAAGCATTTCATAATAATAGTGCAAGTTCGGTTTATACAACAATGTCTGCTGGAAATATTTTAAGTATCGCTGTAGATTCAGATAATGGAAAAATTTATTTTGCTGTAAATGGCACTTATGTAAATTCAGGTGATCCAGCAAATGGCACAGGAGCAGTTTATACTAATTTACCAACAGGAGAAAATTTATTTCCAGCTATAACTAATTATGTTGGTTCAGGAAGCACAGCTACTATGCTTATGAATTTTGGCAATCCACCATTTAGTATTTCATCAGGCAACGCAGATGCGAATGGTCATGGTAATTTTGAATATTCAGTACCATCAGGTTATTTTACACTTAACACAAAAAACCTAGCGGAGTTTGGATAATGGCTTACAGTACAATAGATAAACCAACAGATTATTTTAACACTGTTTTATATACAGGAAATGGAAATACAAATCTTGCTATAACAGGAGTAGGATTTCAACCTGATTGGGTTTGGATAAAAGCAAGAACTACAAGTGACTATAATCACATGTTGTTAGATTCTGTTAGAGGTGCAACAAAGTATGTAAAATCTGACGCAAATAGTGCAGAAAATACTATAGCAGAAACTTTGAAAAGTTTTGATTCCGATGGATTTACACTTGGAAATTCAGCCTATACAGTAAATGATAATGCAGTACCTTTTGCATCATGGAATTGGTTATCTGGCGGCACAGCACCAGCTATAACATATTCAGTAAAAGTAGTTTCAGATAGTGGAAACAAATATAGATTTGATGACTTTGGAACAAGTGCTGTAACCTTAGATTTACAAGAGGGTGGCACATACACATTCGATCAATCCGATAGTTCTAATTCTGGACACCCATTAAGATTTTATACAGCATCAGATAAATCAGGTGGAGAGTACACTACTGGAGTAACAACATCTGGAACTGCTGGGAGTTCTGGTGCAAAAACTGTAATTACAGTAGCCGCATCTGCACCAACTTTATATTATCAATGCTCAAATCATGCTGGTATGGGTGGACAAGCAAATACAAACTCTACATTTGGCTCATCAAATTTTTCAGGCAGTATTCAATCAACTGTATCTGCTGGGAGTACGCAAGGAATGAGTATTGTGTCTTATACTGGAAATGGTACAAGCAATGATTCTGCAACTATAGGACATGGTTTGGGTGTTACTTTAGATGCAATTATTATCAAAGGCAGATCTCATACTGCAAATTGGATATATGGCACATCTGCTCTTGGATATAATAGTAGATTACAATTAAATAATAATGTTGCAAAAGCTGATGGAACTTATGCTTTTGGTGTATCAGGTGTAACACCATCTTCTACTACATTCACAGTATCAGCATCTAGTGGTGATGACCATACAAATGCAAGTTCAAATACTTATGTTGCTTACTGCTTCGCAGAGAAAAAAGGCTACTCAAAATTTGGAAAGTACATAGGAAATGGCGACGCAAATGGTGCATTTATTTATACAGGATTTGCTCCAGCTTTTGTTTTAATCAAAAGAGATGGTAGTGGAGAAAATTGGACTATTAGAGATAACAAAAGAGATGGTTTTAATGTCACTAATAAAACACTTCAACCTAACTCCTCTAATGCAGAACAATCAAGTAGTGATTATGATATGGATTTATTGTCAAATGGTTTTAAATTAAGAGCCGCTTCTGGACATTCTAATTCTTCTGGTCAAACTAATATTTTTATGGCTTTCGCAGAATCACCATTTGTAAATTCTAATGGAATACCAACAAACGCAAGATAGGAATTAAATATGCAATTATCAAAACATTTTAAATTAGAAGAATTTGAAAAGTCATCTACAGCTATTCGACATGGGTTAGAAAATAAAGCTGGTAGTGGAGAGATAAAAAATCTTACTGATTTATGTTATGCAGTATTAGAACCTGTAAGAGCAAAGTTTGAAAAACCAATAATTATTACTTCAGGCTATCGTACAGAAGCTTTGTGTGAAATTTTGAAATCAAGTAAATCCAGCCAACATACTAAAGGAGAAGCTGTTGATTTTGAAATAGCTGGTATATCTAATCTAAAAGTAGCTTTATGGATTCAAAATAATTGTGACTTTGACCAACTTATATTAGAATTTTGGAAAGAGGGTGAGCCGAATAGTGGTTGGGTTCATTGTTCCTATAAAGAGGGTTCTAATAGAAAACAAGTTTTGACTTATTCTGGTGGAGAGTTTAAAAATGGACTACCTGATGCTAAATGGTCAGATGGTAAATTAAAAAACTAGGAGAAAAGATGGCACTAACAAAAAAACAAAAGAAACTTCCAATGGCTTTACAAAAAGCTATACTGAAGAAACAAAAACAAACTAAGAAACCAAAAAGGAGAAAATAATATGCCCTATCATACAGGAAAAGGTTCTCATGGCGGAATGAAGAAAAAGAAGAAGAAAAAAGCTAAGAAACCAAAAATGAAAACAAGTAGAAGATAATGGTTAAAGTAGCATCTATAAAAAACATAATCAAAGATTTAAAACCAAGACAACAAAGGACTATGCGGAACCATGCAAGACACCATAGTCTAAAACACATGAGATCAATGGCAAGATCAATGAAAAGAGGTGCTACTTTTGCTTCAGCCCATACAAGGGCTATGAGGAGTGTAGGAAAATGAGTGGATTTACAACATCAGTTACATTAAAAGAAATGATAAACAAATTTCCAATGCGAAAGAGAAGAAGAAATGTCAAAAAAAAGAAAAAGAAGAAAAGTACCAAAAGATAAAGATAGTGGTTTGCCTAAAAAATATCTTTCAGGTTTAAAAGGAAGTAAAAGATCAGCTAGAGCAAGTCTTTTAAAAACAATGTCATCTTTATATAAATCAGGTGCTAGAATACCAGCATCAATGTTCAAAGCGAGAAGAAAATAATGGCTGTAAGAAGAAGACCACTATCTGCAAAAGTAATTTCAACACTTAGAGCAAAAGCTAAGAATAGAAAAAATATAACTTTAGGTATGCTTAAAAAGGTCTATCGTAGAGGCCAAGGGGCATTTTTGAGTCAGGGATCAAGACCTCGTACTTCTATGGCTAGTTGGAGTATGGGGCGTGTAAATTCCTTTTTGCGAGGAAGCAGAAAACATGATACAGACCTTAGAAAAAAACGAAAGAAGTAAATGAAAACTAATAAAGAAAAATTTGTAGAGATTGATGGTAGAATAAAATTAGTAAATCAAAAAATAGATTTAATAATTAAGAACCATCTACATCACATGAAAAAAGATATTGATAGAATTTTATATAGTCTTGGAGCAATCGGACTTCTAGTTTTAGGACAACTTCTTTACTTACTCACCAAATAGTTGTATAGGTCAGTATATGACCTATAAGAGAATACTTGTAATATCTGATATGCACATTCCATATCATCACAAAGACTCAATACAATTTTTAAAAGAAATCAAAAAACAATATAAACCAGATTTTGTAGTAAATATTGGTGATCTATTAGATTTTCATGCAATCAATATGCACACACACGACCCAGATTTATATTCTGCTGGACATGAATTAAAACAATCAAAAAAATATGTTAGAGAACTAGAGTCTATATACCCAAAAATGGTTGAAGTAGAATCTAATCATTCAAGCTTAGTTTATAGACGAGCATTAAAATATGGAATGAGTAAAGAGTTTTTAAAAGATTATGGTGATTTTTTAGGAACTAAAAAGTGGAAATGGGTAGATGATTTGACAATAGATTTACCTAATAAACAAAGATGTTTTTTTACACATGGAAGAAGTGCAGATGTTTTGAAAGTATCTCAAACTATGGGTATGTCAGCAGTTCAGGGTCATTATCATACTAAGTTTGTTATATCTTGGTGGGCTAATCCTGATAATCTATTTTTTGCTATGAATGTAGGTTGTTTAATAAATCAAAAATCATTAGCTTTTGCTTATGCTAAAAACTTTAAAACAAGGTTTATTTTAGGTTGTGGTATTATTATTGATGGAATACCAAGACTATTGCCAATGGTATTGAATAACAAGGGTAGTTGGATTAAAAAGCTTGTATGAAGAACAAAAAGGGTACTTTAAAGGCTCATAGAAGCGATTTAAGGGCTACTGATAGACAAATAGGTGGTAAGCACTATCAACTACCAATATCACCTTTAAAATTCATTTTAGCTAATAATTTAAACTTTGTAGATGGTAATATTGTAAAATATGCAGTTCGTAAGAAAAAAGGAGAGTCTTTAAAAACTCGGTACGAAAAAATAAAGCATTATTGCGATCTTGGAATAGAATTGATAAAAGAATAGTATGTGGTTATCTTTACTTAAAAATCCTTTAACAAAAATGATTGCTAATAAAGCAATAGATCATTTCAAGCATAAAGCAGAAAAAGTTAAAACTATCAGAGAAGCAGAATTACAAGCTTGTAAAGAAGTAGATGTTCAAAGAATAAAGTCACAAGATAAAAGTTGGAAAGATGAAATATTAATGGTATGGCTTATTGCTATGCTATCAACAGGTTGGTTTGACGAAACTAGAGATAACTTTGAGGAATGGGTGAGAATTATAAATGATTTACCTGATAGTGTTTGGTACTTAGTTATAATAGTTTTTACTGCAACATTTTCTACTAAAATGACAGATAAAGTTCTAAATCGAAATAAAAAAAAATAATATAAATTTACATCAAACATCTGTATTAAGAATCTATGAGGATAGATGCGGTAATTATAGATGCAGAGTTTAGAATGGAATCAGCTTATTCAGAGTATGGTCACTATATCTGTTTGAGATTTGTAGATGAAAGCCCAGCTTTAAATAAACTAAAAGGTTTTATACAAGAACTTTCACAATTTGATGATGTAAAGCTTGTAGATTATAATTACGATATTGAAACAATAAATGAGTTTTCTAATTTAGATGGCTTTGATATTGTTAAGCATTAGCCCTCTTGTCTGTTTGCTAACTTAATATCTGTTTTTATTTCTGTTTGTTTCATAGAAGAATATCTATCAAGATTATTATATTTTAGTTTAGCTTTTAATAATAACTTAGATGCAAGAGCATAAGCTTTTACAATTTCTTGATACTCAGGTCTGTTTCTTGCTCTGTTTTCTGCTTTTTTATCTGTAACTTTTTCTGTACCAGATTGTTCTTCTGTCATAAGTTTTGACAGTAAAGCTTTTTTGCCCTCGTCTAATATTATTTCTTTTTCTTGGCAATCAGCCCATTCTTCAGCCGCCTTGTCCATTTGAATATAAGCTTCTCTACTATTAAGGGTGTTCATACATTAATTTATTTATTTTTTCTAATTCTTCTATTTCTTCTCTAAGCTTACCATTGAGTTTTCGGTGATCTTCATTAACTTCTTTTAAATCTTTTATCTCTTTGTCTTTGAGATTAAGTATTTTTTGTAAAGCTAATAATTCTTCTTTTTGAGTCGCAATAGTAAGCCCAGCTTTTCTGCATTGAGATTGCAAATACTCTTTTTGTTTCTGCAAATCTTCTTGTGATCTATATACTTTCATAATTTAAAATGGAATATCATCATCAAGATCATTCATCTCAATAGGTTTTGCGTGTTCAGGTGCAGATGGTCTAGCTTCTGTCATTGGCATCTCTTTGTATCTTGGAACAGACTCAGCTATAGGCTTCATGCCATCTATATTAGGTTGCGGTTTAAATGGTTTTATCATTATAAAACTTAAAATCATTTCCAAATTACTTTTATCATATTTGTTAGGTTTTTCAATTTCTTGTGTCTTTGCAAACCATTTACCTCTATATCCCTCGTTATGAAACTTCTGAACTTCTGGTGTACTATACCAATCATTTATCTGAGATAATGAGTATTTTTTCTTGGTTAAGCTACAAGTAAAAAGCGATTTTGCATCAGCTTTATACTCATATTTAGGTGCTTTATTACCTGTACTTTTTAAATACATAGTCAAAGCACAAAATGGTGTTTTCTTTTGTTGTTGGTACATTAGTTCTCCTTTTTTATTAAATTGATTTCAAGATCATCTACATCATCAGGATTTGATATATCCCAAAACAAATCTCCATGAATTAAATTTCCTCTTTGATGTTGAGTAATTATCATTTCAACAAGATGTTCTATGTGTTCTCTTTTAGATGTATCTATTTTTCCCTCTAAATCTATTGCATTTTTAGATGGACTTGTTTGTACTCTTACTGTTATTGTCATTATTTCTCCTTAGGGTAAGTTGTAATTGATTTGTCTTGTGTTTTTAGTAACTCATTTGAATTCCATTGATGTACTAAACCTAGAAATGTTTTAAAATGTGTTTTATTCCATGTTATATCTTTTATTTCTATGTTACCGCCATTTTTTGGTATTCGTATTATTTTCATTGATTTAATTTTTTCACCTGTTTCTTCTTCAAAAGCAAACTTGTAAGCCATTGGTTGATAAATATAATTATCATAAATAGCTTTACTTGTTTTCCAATCTATTAAAGTTAATTCGTTTGATTTTTTTGTAGTACAGATTAAATCTAAAGTACCAGCATAATTATACTTTTTAGAATATATTTTTTTTTCAATATAAATTGGTTTTATACCTATATGCTCATCAAACTTTCTTAATTTATCAAACATTGGCTTTATGATATTATCTTTTGGTTCTATGAATGGTTTTCCTAATTTCCATTTTTCATACAACTCATGCAAATCAGAACCAATATCACCAGCAGTTTCTTTAATTCTATCGTTTTCTAATTTGGCTTCTTTTTTAAATTTTTTTAAATTTAAACTAGATATTTCATTACCTTTTTCTAAATGGGATAATACTAATTCTGCATATCTATCCATTGGAGTATCAATCAACCATTTTAGTAAATGAAAACCTTTTGGTAATAAATTTGATAAACCTGTAACACTAGGCACAATTTTGCCATTTACTTTATAACAATGACTTTCTTCTTCATACTCTAATGTTGCGTGTTTTAATTTATATTCGTGAAACATATCCATTCCTCTCTCTCTTTAAAAATTTATAATTGTTCTCTATAAGTGGTTTTACAAAGTAATCAGTTTCACATTCAAACAATTCGCAAAGCTTTAACTCATTCCATTTTGGACAAGCATTTGCACCTTTTTCATATTTCTGTATTTGTTGAAATGTAACATTAACTGCTTTTGCAACTCTAGTCTGTGTATATCCTCTCATAAGTCTAATCTTCTTTAGCTGACAGCCATACACTTTTCTAAAGACTTTTTCATTTTGTTCGTCTGATATTCCGAACTGATTTAGATAAGATGGTATAATACCATTGATCTCTTGTATCTTATCTTCATTTTTTATTATCATAAAATGACCATTCCTTTTTCTCTCTATCGGTTAATCTATTAAATTGATCTTTCCAACAAGTACGACAGAGTAATGACTCATTGAAAAGAGTTTTACCAGAAAACCAAGCTAACTTATCTGCATCATCTTTAAAACATCTTGCACATCTAAAGCTTAGTTTGATAATTTTTGCTGTAGGTTTAGTCATCATTAAGAGCCTTTTCTAATAAAGAATTAGCATAAAAATTAACTAATTCTTCTTTTGACATTGAATTAGCTTCTTCAATATATTTATTTCTTAATTCTCTTATTTCATCTGCATCTTCAAACATAACTCTCCTAATCTAATATCGAATGTCCACGATTTTTAAGACATTCTCTATTTATTTTTTTTGATTTTAATTCATCAGCTTTGACAAAGCCAACAGTTCCTAATTCTACATATTTAGCAAAAGCAAACCTTGTGTAATCAAACACTAAATTTACATTTTCTTTTACCAATTCTTCACATAGAATTTGATCGTTTGTTAAATCTTCTGCTCTTGAATAGTCAAAAGTACCTGAACGACCTTTAGTATCAACAACCATTTTAGGAACACAAGCTTGTAAAAGACATACAAGTAGGGCTAAAAAAAGTATCTTTTTCATATCTATATATCCTCTCTCTACAGACTAATTGGGTGATACTTTATCTGATGTATCTTCCAAGCCATCTGCTTTTTTCTTTCCTGTAGCTTTTTCAGTTTTTCTGACAAAGTTTTTTCTTGCAAAATTGCTTTGTCGTACTTTGCTTGAAGCTTTGGGAGTGCCTTTTGCATTAGCTTTCTCCTTTTTTATTATTGTTACTACTTCATCTAAAGTAGTATTTGGGTGAAATATTATACCCAAATTTTTCTTAATATCTTCCATCAAATCATAAGATGGTGTTTTAAATATTAATTTATTCATAATCAACCCCATAATTTAAAGTGTTCGTGAACAAGTTTTTTTTCATTTAATCTCCATTCTTTTTTGTATCTTCGATTTTTCCACCCCTCTAAAAGATCAATAGTCGCAAAATAGTTTCTGCCTTTTGGCAAAGTACCATTATTAATTTGTGTTAAAAAACATTGAAGTCTTACTTTTCCTGTTCTTTTATAAAGGGTGTCGTAATAATAAATTGCAGAATCAACTTTATCGGTCATTTTTGATTTCCAATTATATTGTTTTCTTTAACTACTATTTGACCTGTACTTCTGTCTTTAGGATAGTAGCCATCTTGATTTATATTGTTTTGCCATCTTGATAATCTCTCAAACAATACTTCATCAAAATTTTGCCAAGTAAAGTAATTGGTAGGTAGTAGTTCTCTATCTACATTAAGTTCAATAGGCTTTGCACCTAAACCTGAAACAATTACTCCATATTTTCTTTTTGGATTATTCAAATCTGTAACTTGATATTTTACTGTTACAAAATATTCTTTTGAATAATATTTGTTTGGTCTTTTATCTCCAATGCTTGTGACCTTTATTAAATAGTTACCTGATTTAAGTTCAGATAATCTTTCGTTTGTATTATACATTTGCTCTCTCCTTTAATCTGCTCTTGATGTCATGTAAGCTTTGAATCCAGCATCTCTAAAAACTTTTGCATAAGCTTTAGCACCTTCTTCCTTACAATCCATTGATTGACCATGATGATCTGCTGGATTACCTAAGTACAATCCTTTTGGATAGTGTTTTCTAAAACCAAGTTCTCTAAGTTCCATTCCAACTTTTGAGTTTGATCTTACATCAAAAATTACTACTCCAGCAAATCCACAATACATTGGCTCACCATATTTATTGCCACCTGTATTTTTATTCCAATCTTCTAAAAATTCTTTCAATGCTTTTTTAGAAGCTTCTATACCTTTTTCGTGTAGTGATATTATATTCATTATGCTCTCTCCTTTGTGTAAAATAAATGTTTATCTTCTACTTTGTCCTCAAACAAATTAAACAAAGTTTGCCCACCATGATTTTTGTAAGAAATAAAAAAATCATTATTATAAAAGTCTAAAGGAACAACTTTATCTTTTAACATTATTGATATTGTTTCAGGATAAAAACCATGAATAAAATTGTAATCATGTTTGTCATAGTTTCTTTTTCTTGAAACAACTTTAACACCCAAAGCTTTTAAAGATTTAATTTTTAAAGTTAATAATTTTTCTTTTTTTAACTTTAATTTAAGTTGCTTTAGTTTTTCTTGATTAAAGATTTCTGACTCAATAGCTTTTGAAACTTTATTAAGCATCTCACCTTTTAAGTTCAGATCGTTATTGTTATCTATAAAAGAATTTAGATTAGTAATTTTATTTTCTACTTCTTTTATTTCATTATATGTTTTCATATTTCTCTCCTTTAGGTTAATTGTTTTTTTTATATTTAACATATATCGTATTATGTTCATATTTTGAGTTGTATTACAAGCCCTTATTTTATGGCTTAAAACCTAGCTTTTTTAACATCTTATACAACTATAGCTATTAATTTGCATCATAAAAGCAAATCAGTTACAAATCAAAATAAGATATGAAAAAATTTATTATTTATGTTAAGAGAGATTATTGCTCCCAAGCAATATAAGTATTAAATTCATATCTTACTTAGGTTAATTAAGGTAGCGGACTACTCTCTCTGTCCGCTATCTTTTAGAGAGAGGATATAGAAATGAAACAATTAGAGTTGGAGTACCCAGCACATAATTATACTGAAACAAGCAAGTCAGCATACAACAAACAAAAGCCAAAATTAAAAACTAAAAGAGAAAAGGTTTTGGAATTTGTAAAATCGCAATCATCAACTAATTATCAAATCGCAGATGAATTAGAGATGCCATTATCTAGTGTATGTGCTAGAGTTCGAGAGTTACAACTTTTAGAACTTATTGAAGATAGTGGACATAGACGAGAAACACCTTATGGAAAAACAGCGATAGTATGGCAAACAAAAAAGAACGAGAATACATGAGTAAGGTTGCAAGTCTTGGCTGTTGGATTTGTGAAGCACCAGCTAATGTTCATCACATCAGACCAAAAGGTTTAGGTATGGGTATAAGATCATCTCATTATGATACAATTCCATTGTGTCACTTTCATCATCAAGGTCAGGGTGGGATACATCATAATAAAAAAATCTTTGAAGAAAAATATGGTACTGAATTAGAAATATTAGCCAAAGTAAAAGAGAGGATAAAAAATGAGTCGTAAATCAGGTTATTTTATTTGTTACAGAAATATATGGCAACACCCTGTATTCAAAAATTTATTACAAGCTAGTTGCTGGATTTATATGATTAGTTCTGCAAGTCATCAGGATAAAGATTTAACATTTTTAGATAATAAAATTTTTGTTCGTAGAGGAGAAATGATTATGCCATTAAGAGTTACAGCTAAAAGATTTAAAATGACATATTCTGAAATGAGAACTTTTATACTAAGGCTAGTACGCAGAAAAATGATAACCACAAGGGTCGCCCACTTGCAACCCACAGCCGATCACAAGAATAGAAAAGTTACTCTCATTAACATTATAAATTACGACAAATTTCAATATGTTGATAAACAGAAATCACATACAGATCACACTTCGCAAGATATACTAAATAACAATCTAATTGAACATACTAAATTAGGGTCTAGCAAAGATAACATTGTTAATAGTGAATATAAAATCGTGTCCGAGTGGGGTCAGTATAATATAATTATGAAAGATGGCAAAAAATACAAAAAGCACAAATGGAAGAATGAGCCAATAACAGAATATTTATAATGAAAATACTGCGATTATTTAAGTATGTTAGAAAAAGATTGATTAAACTTTCACTTGAAAATAAAATGCTAAAAGTTCAGCTTGAATATTATAGGGCTGTTGTAGAATCTATAGAAAAACGAAAGCATTAAATGGTCAGAAAAAAGTCAAAATACAGACATATTTCAATAGGTAAGAAAAAATATTATTTCTACAAAATTGTTTGGTACGATATTTTAGCAGATGGTTCTCATGCTACTGCAACTGAATTTGATAATATGAAACCAGCTTTGATGACTACAATGGGTTATATTTACAAAAAAAATAAAAAATGCGTCTGGTCATTTGCTAGTTATGATGAAGAAACCTTTAGTGATCGAAATGTCTTTCCTATTGGTTGCATAAAAGAGTTAAAAAAGATAGAGATATAGCAATATGAAATCCGACATAAACAAGGCAGAAAAGAAGAAACAATTAGGCAGACCACATAAAGCTATTGATGAAAAAATATTAGCAAATTTAAGCCAGATTGGCTGTACTCAGGAAGAAATAGGAAGCATTGTAGGAATATCTGCTAGAACTTTACAAAGAAGATTTGCCGATTTATTAGAAGTTAATAAAAACAAAGGTAAAGCTAGTTTAAGAAAAAGAATGTACGAAAAAGCTATGAAAGGTAACGATAAGCTTTTGATCTGGTTAAGTAAGCAATACCTGAATATGTCTGATCGAATACACAACACCAACACTACAGAACCTTTACCATTAATTATTGAAGCTAAAGCTGAAGAAGTAAAAGATTTAAATGGCAAAAAAAAAGGGTAATCTTTATGGTAAAGTCATAGAATATACTCGTACAGAGAATGGCACATCTATTGGCAGACGACCCAAGTTTAGTTCAATGAATCGCAATAAACGCAGATCGTATAAAAAATATCGAGGACAAGGTAAATGAAAAGATCAAACTTCTATCCTAATGGTGAGTTTATACCTTACCAAATGCCACAAGATTTTAGACCATCACAAGGTAGAGGTTCTTGTGGTAACTGCGGAATGTTTTCTGAAAGAAGAATGTTTTGCGGTGTATTCAGGACTCAGGGAGTCAAAGATACTTATGTCTGCAACAAATGGCGACCAAGACATTTTAGAAGATAATGGAACTTATTATTATGAATGATGGTGTTTATACTCTTGTTCAGGTAACAAAAGAAATGTTGAGCCACATAAAGATTGTAGCAGATGTAGATTGTTTTTCTTTATGCGATATTATTAGATTAGAATTTACAAACTACTTAGACTATCCAATAAATCTACATCAGATGAAAGATGGTTCAGGTTATCTTTTTGGGTGCATTTGTAGATGATAAGTGATATTGACAAAGAATGTCACTACATGGAAATAGAAAACTAAACAAACCTTTTAGAACACCATCAGCTTCAAAGAAGTTCGGAGTTTATGTAAGAAATAAGAAATCAGGTAGAATTCAGATTGTTAGATTTGGTGCAAAAGGTATGCCAATCAGAAAAAACAATCCAACAAGACAAAGAATGTTTTTTGCTAGATTTAGACCTATCTTAGCAAAAGTAAAAGGACAGAAAACTTTAAGCCCAGCTTATTGGGCTATCCAATCATGGAAAAAAGGATTTAAAATATGAGCAAAAAAGATGACACAATCAGAGTAAGTTCTGAGTCTAAATTACAGCTACCTCTTGCTAATTTAATTGGGATAATTCTTGTAGTTAGTGGAGCAGTTTTTGGTTATTCCAATCTTACAGGAAGAATAACAGCTTTAGAAACACAAGATCAGTTAATGTCTAGCGACCTTTTAAAAAAAGCAGAACAAGAGCCTAAGAATCTTGAGATGCTGATGCTCATTGAACATTTGGCGACTCAATTAGAGTCTGTAGAAGAAGAAATAGAAGCAAGTAGATACAACAAAGTCAATATAGATCATTTAAAAGAACAAGTTGATATTATAAATAAACAAATAGAAAAATTAAGAAATGGGAGTCACTAATGGTTGAAGTTGTTTTTGCTCTTTTGCTGATTGTTGATAACGAAATAAAAGAACACAGAATACAAGATAGTTTGAGTAAATGTTTGAAAGCAAAAAGATATGCTATGCGAGATAAATCTTCAAACGATAGAGTAACGTATCAATGTATAAAATCAAAAGCTAACATAGAAATTTACATGGGAGAAAAGAAGATAACTTCTTTAATATTAGAATAATTTATGAGTATAACAATGATTGATTGGATTATAGCAAGTATTGAAAAGGTAACTAGAAGCATATTTCATTGGTGCTGGAGAGTACAAACTCATAGGAAATACAATGCAAAGAAGAAAAAAAAATGAGTTTTATTTTAAGCATGATGATGTGTTCTGTAATAGATGGTGAAACTAAATGTATTCCACCACACACTTTTGAAGTGAAATATCCTGATGCTTATGAATGTATGCTAGATGGCTACAATGAGTCTTATAATAAAATTGTAGAACTAGGTAGAGAAGATGTTAATAAATACAACATCTATATAAAATTTGGTTGCTATGAAGATAACTCTAACAAAACCTCAACATCATATATCGTCATCAAAGAAAAGATTTAGAGTTTTAATATCAGGTAGAAGATTTGGTAAAACATATCTTGCTATAACTGAAATGATGAAATATGCGGCTCTACCAAATCAAAAAATCTGGTATGTTGCACCAACTCTTAAAATGGCAAAAGACATTTGCTGGTCAAACCTGAAAGAGATACTTAATAAATTTAATTGGATAGAAGATATAAACGAAACAACACTTACAATAACAATACGAAAAACAAAAAGCACCATATCACTAAAGTCTGCTGATTTACCAGATACACTTAGAGGAACAGGATTAAATTTTTTAATATTAGATGAGTTTGCTGACATAGACAAAAGAGCATGGTTTGAAGTTCTTAGAGCATCAGTATCAGATACATTAGGAAATGTTTTTATGTGCGGAACTCCTAAAGGTTATGGTAATTGGTCTTATGAGATGTATCTAAAAGGCAAACAAGACCCTGAATGGGATAGCTTTCAATACACTACATTAGATGGTGGAATGGTTACACCAAAAGAAATAAATCAAGCTAAACAAGACTTAGATCAAAGAACTTTCAGGCAAGAGTTTGAGGGAACATTTGAAAATTATGCTGGTGCTATCTACTATAACTTTCACCCTGTTGAGTCTGTTGTTCACAAAAAATTAGATTGGACAAAACCTTTACATATTGGAATGGACTTCAACATAGACCCAATGTCAGCTTGTGTTGCACAAATAGAAAAAGAAAAAATATATTTAGTTGACGAGATAGTAATTTATTCAAGTAATACTGACGAAATGGTGCAAGAGATAAGAGATAGATATGGAACAAAGATACCTATATTTATCTATCCTGACCCAGCTTCAAGACAAAGAAAAACTTCTGCTGGTGGAAGAACAGATTTATCTATTTTACAAAATGGTGGATTTACAGTTAAGGTAAAACATAGACACCCAGCAGTTCGAGATAGAATAAATGCTGTCAATTCCAAACTAAAAGATTCAAAAGGAATAAGGCATATTTTTGTTTCCAATTCTTGCAAATATCTTATAAAAGGATTACAAAGACAAACGTACAAGGAAGATACAAATATTCCTGACAAAGAAGATGGATTTGACCACATGAATGACGCATTAGGATACATGATTGATTATATAAAACCTTTAGTCACTCAAATGCCAAGTTCAGTACCAACAAGATGGGTTCACAAATAATATGGCTTATACAAGAGATGATGCTTACGAAACACATAAAGA